TTACTCTCTTTTGATTAAACTATATTTCATTTAATCCTATTTCAATTTTAAATTACGTCACGTAATGAGTAATAATGATAACAATTCAACTCACCCAGGATTGGGTTCTGAAGCTCAATCTGCCTCGACAACTTCTGCTCAAAATGGTTTTAATCTTCCACCTGGGACTGTACCTGGTGGTGTTCAAAGAATGCAGGGAATGGCTAATTCAATCCGACAAGGGTCCAATACTATTTATCCGTACCTTGTATTGGTTTCTTTCATTTTGGTTGCAAGTGGTTCATCAGCGGTTGCTGTGGCATTGTCTGCAGCAGTTGGTTCTACCCTCTTCAGAACCATTGTCCCAACAATTGCAACAGCTCAATACACGTCGGGTTTACTCCCCGCATCAATTGTTCTTTGGGCTAATCGTTTGGTTCCTTTCACAGTTGTCTTTACTAATGCTCTTCGCTGGTGTTGGATACCTGTCTCAACTTTTGTTGCAGGTGTCACAATCTCAAACCCTGAACTTGCAAGTCGCTCTTTTGGTACTGCTATTGTTTATGGTTTATATGCTCCTTGGCAATCCCTTTTATTTCTTTTCTGGGACACCACTCCTAATTGGATTGATGGTAGTACTGAGCTTGTATTTGCTCAGCATCTCCGTCACAATGCCACACTTCTTTATTGGGTTTATAGAGGTTTGTATTTCGCTCCTCTCCGTAGAGCTTATATTCGTTGCTTAAGATGGTTTCAGCCTCAAAGTTGGAATGTAGCTATACTTGGTGTGATAGTGGCCACTGTTTATTATACACTATCGAGAAAGCATAAGAAAATAAAGAAGAAATTGGAAAGCAAACCTGAGATGGCTCACACATCTCTTACTTATATGTTATCAAAAGGAATTAAAGCTGGATCCATGGTCATGGGTGTTATAGATGCAGGAAGAGCTTTTTCCTATAATAAAATTGCGGTGGGCTCCGCTATCGCTGACATAATTGAAATAGTGACTGTTCTTTTTCGGGTCACCAATGGTGAAGATATGGGTCGAGAAGACTCATTTATTGTTAAAGTTGACAAGGTTATAAAAGGCATTGGTAATGTCATTTATAAATATCGTGGTCAAATAAGTATGATGCTGTTTGGGGTTTTAGTAGGTATCATTATTTATATTTGGGTCAACATACCACAAGCTTTACCTAAGCTCAAGGCACCTATTCCTCATTTCTGGCCATTTGAGACTAAAAGAGGTAAGAATAAAGGAGGACGTGGTACCCATAAGCAAAAATTGATTCAAGCAATCAAAAAACGAATCATTCCCCGAAGAAAAAAGAGTTATGTTATTTATGATGCAAACTCTTATGATTTTGTACTTCAAGATGATCAACAAATTGAGGTGCATTCTGATATGAACTTGGAACCAGGTCATAAGTATGTTCTCTTTATGCGAAATGACTATGGTGAACAAGAGGAAAGGGAATTTTTTGTTGGTGATCAAGATGACTACGCCATTTGGTTGGATAAGTTTGATCACGAGCATGACACTAGTTATGGTGAGGATTATCAACATATTGATTATGATGATGATTTTGACCTTGATTGGTTTCGTCCAGGTAGAGAAAGCCTTGTTGGCAGTCCCGATCAATGTAATTCCCAACTTGTTTATAATGTGTTGGATGAAGAAAAGGCACATTACGAGAAGACACAAGAGATACTCGTTAACAAATTGGAAGCACTAGCAAATCAGACTGATAAGGATAAAGTTGACAATAAAATGCTAGTGGAGGTTATTAATGCTCAAATAATGAAAACGACGCAGGTTCTTGATAAGTTGGCGATGGATATGCAAAATATGGAAAATCGCCTTGAAGCTAAATTGACCCAGCGACAACAAAGATATCTTGAGGAAACAAAAAAGATACTAGACAGTAAAGTTAATCCAGTTCCGGCTAAGGTTGATAAGAAGCCAATTAAAACCGCCTGTGGTTTTTGTATTGGTGTTAAAGGTTATATCAAACACAACGGTGATTGTAAGTGCAGTTGTAATGGAGGCTGTACTAAATTGGAAGCGTTGGTTGCAACCAATCCAGCCGTTGACGCTAAGCCTATACTTGAATGTATGGGGGAATGTCTAGATGAAAATGATAAGTTGGTTCAGCATATTGTTTTTACAACCATGGGTGACGTAACGAATCATCATGGTTGGGAAGCCACTAAGAAAATTAGGTGGCAGGGTAAATTGTTTGCAAAACCCAAAGTTGTTGCTACTGATCCTCGTAATTCTGATCGCATCATAACTGCTAAGTTTGATGGCCCAACCAGATTACACAAGAAGCATTTCGAGAAACCTACGATTGGCACTAATTGTTGGCTTGTGGTAGATAATGGAAAAATCAACCATGGTAAAGTCGACAACATTGATGAAGGTGCATACGGTGTTCAGCTCCGATGTACATACACATCAGTTCCTACTGATTGTGGTTCAGTTGTTATCAATGCAAATTCAAGGGTTATTGGATTGCCACATTTTTCTGCTGGTAAGCCAAATGTGGATAATCTATCAGTTCCTGTGACAGATTGGTTCCTTGATCTGTTCACAAACCCTAAACTTTTAAACTAGTGCCCCCTTTGGAAGGGATTCCGCTACCTCCCTTACCAAAGGCGACCCGACAGCATTTGAAGCTACATGCTGTTGGCTCTTGCAAATTTAGACCTCTAGCTTCATCACATTTCTTCTATATTGACAAGAAAATAGGAGATAACAATGCTTATGCGCCAGCTCAGATGACTGAGCTAGCTTTAATTAACGGGATTGAAAAATATTATGAGCCGTTCAAAGGAGTTGACGAAAAGGTAGTGGTCCATATGCTCAACTTCATGATTTCCCGTTTAGCCCCCTTTTGGTGGGGAAACAATGTCATGTCCTTAGCCGAAGCAATTAAACGCTTAGATATGTTAAAATCAGCTGGTTACCCTTGGTATTTTGATGCTGATTGTAAAGGCACAGCTCTAGCAATTTTTGGTAAGGAAATTTGCGACCTTGTCTTTCGATTTTTGCAAGGGGAAGAGATTCCCTTGTTCTTTGCAATGACTTTGAAGGATGAACTTCGAACAATTGAAAGAGTATTGGCATCAAAAACGAGAGTGTTTAACGCAAGTGACATTGTCCATCTGTTGTGCTCTAAGATCCTTTTTGAAATACAAAATGAGAAACTCAGGGCTCACCTGGGTAAACACCCTTTGACTATCGGTCTTGGTGTTCCTGGTCCACAGTTTGTCAGTACTGTTCTGAAACTTGGATCTCGGGCTCATTCAGCAGATGTGTCTGGTTGTGACGCTAGATTCCCTTTATGGCATGCTCGTGTTATTGCACACACGCGGGCAGCGTTCTTACCCTCTAATATGAGAACCCCAGCTATTAATTTGTATAGAAACACCTATTGTGGTTGTTCTGTTGTGCTCGGAGTGATTTACCGAATGTTTGGAAATAAATCAGGTCACGAAAATACTGGAGATGATAATGGCATGAGTGTCTGGATATCTTTGGAAGATGCCAGATTACATTTTGCTCCTTATATGACTTATGAGGAGTTTATTGTTGCTATAATCAATGGGGATGATATTGGACTTTCAATCCTTGTTGAAGAAATAACTATTCAAATGGTTGCTGACTGGTTGAAGGAAAATAGAAATGTACACCTAGAAATAGGTAATGAGTTTCCGCTCCCTCCTTCTCAGATAGTGTTTCTTTCTCACTCATTAAAACTTAGATCAACAAACGAGTATGGAGATTTTTGGGTAGCTGCTGGTAATTTACCAAAGCTACTCTCATCAGTTTCCTGGCCCAAAAAGAATTCTGATTTTTTAGATTATGAGTGTGTCCTTATGCATTGGCTAGGCCTTCGCATAGCTCTCTGGCCATGGGCTATTTATTTTGATGCCATGGAAGAGTTAATTGATGAATTTTTAGCTACAATTGACTTAACGCCAAGAGTGGTTAATATTCTGAAAGCACGCATAGGATTTCTCAATATTGCTCAAATTCACCTAAGACTTGAAGGGCTTTGTTTTTTATTTTACCCTAAAGACCCTAATGTAGTAATTAAATGGGAAACACCATTCGATCTGAAGGTTGCCAGCTACATAAAGGGAGTGTTATTTGAAGACACTTCAATCTAAAAATTCCTGTCAGTTTTCCTTATCACGGAAACTACGTTGGTCCTGGTTGGTCTGCTGGTAAGTATCAATCCAGTGTTGTAGATAGTACTGTCCCCCCAATAGACGAATTTGACGCTGCAGCCCAAAAACACGACGCAGCTTATTTCAATTATCCTGATAACCCAAATCGAGCTCAAGCTGATTGGGAATTTGTTAAAGACGTTAGAAAACTTGGTTATAAAGCTTCATTAGCCGGTGCAGCTGTTGCAGTGCAAGCTTTAGCAAGAGATTCTTATTCTTATCTTACTAACGAAAAAATGCCACGTAAAAAGAAACAAACTGGTAAAAAGAATAAAAAACAAAATAAGCAGAAAAAGAACATGCCTGCTGCCAAGAAGAGACAAATACCAAGGTTCAAAGGAAACCCGGTTCCAGTTGCTCCCCCTATAAGTCAGCAATTGGTTTCAAGCAACAGACCTGTTAGGACTGGTTTTAAAGCAACGACTAATGGGATGAATGCTTTTGCTCAAGGAGTTGAGTTGATAGGTTCTATAACTGTCAACAGTGGTGATGCTCATGGTAAGATTTTGCTTGAACAAAACATTGCTCCTCAGTTTTTGCAGGATACTAGAATTCAAGCATTTTCACAACTCTTTGAAAAATATAAGTATGATGATGCAGAACTCATACTTAGATCTAAATGTTCAAACTCTACAAATGGTAGTGCGGTGGCTTATTTTGAAAGAGATGTTTCTGAACCTAGACCTGGTCAGAATCCTGACACTGTTAAAAGAAAAGCACAAACATGGGGTGCCGCTGATGTTCCAATTAAAATGGATGGTTATGCTTTTATGAAAAAAATTCCATCTGAGAATCCTTATTTGACTGATCTATCAGGTAGTCAAACAAGCACTAGTTATGGTCAGGCTATTGCATATGTTCAATTGAATTCAACTGGTAGCTCTGTTGTTGCCAGTGGAGATTTGACAGTTTATGACGTTCTTTTAAAATATCGTTGTAGATTTTGGGTGCCTGCTCTCCAAGATCCACCACTTTTATTTTACACATTAACAAATCCTACTGGAACTGGTGTTACAACCTCATACTTCCTTGCTACTGATATGCAGTTTTTAGAGCAAGGAGGAACTTTGCCTCCTTTAACTTATACTCCAGCAGCTGGAGATAAGATTTATTTCACTATCAAATATGGTCATATTTATATGGGTGTGTTCTGGATGACTGGTGCTACTATTCTTGGATTGAATTTTACTCCAAATGTCCCTAGTGGATCCTTGACTGCGTTACGAACAGTTCAATCTGACGCTAGTGACACAGCAAATTGTGTTGTGAGATACTTTAAGTGTACCTCAACAAATATTCAAGTAGACCAAGTTTGTACAATCACTCTTTCTGCTACTACAATTACAACTTGTAGTGGAGCTCAATTCGAATTATTTGATTTTGGAACAACATTCGATCCTTCCAACCCAGTTCCTGCTCCAATGGAAAGTTCATCAAAATGGTTAAAGAATAACCTTGGTGGTAATTATCAAACTGATCAAATAGAATCAAAAGGACTTCTCAAACAGTTGCAACTCATGCAATGTCAAATTGACAATTTAACTGCTCAAAGAAAATCAAAACAAGTCGAAGAAGTTGAAGACGACTTCGAAGTTCCTGATAACAACAACAAAACCAGTACACAATATGTTTGTTCTGGATGTGGCCAAAGTCATCTAAAGTGTCAATGTTTTAAATTGAGATCAAATTCGCCATCTAAGAGGTCATAAGAACTATTGTTCACCTCTGTACAGTTACAATTTCAAATAAAATATAAAAATACATTAAAATCAAATAACTCACTTAACTTTGATTGTGTCAAATGAATGGGTAAACCATGAGTTAGTAGTGATTGTCTAGTTGCACTTAATAGGCTGATAACTTATTAAGGTTGGTTATGACATAGCGAAAACATGTGCCGGTTAACAGGGAAACCTAAGACGACAGGCTTAAATTATTCACTTCAAAGTCAAGTGGC